GTATGTTAACAAGCGTATCTCGTTAAAGCCTGCGCGGCCGCGCACGGCGTGACCACCCGCGCCGTTCGGAAGTGGCGCGACCAGGCCGACGGCCGGTGGAGTAAATTTCTAGCGGAACGCGCCGCTGCCGGGATGGTGCCGGTCGGCTTGGCCTCACCGGCTGCACCGGCCGTTTCACGCGAGTGGTCTGATGAGGAACTCGCCCTGGACAACCAGATCCGGAAAATGAAAGAGGCCACCGCCGATCTGCGCGAGCGTGCGGAACTCGCCAAGAGCGTCGGCGACCTCGATGCCGAAATGGCCCTGCGCCGCATGTGGCTCCAGCACGCCGAGGCCCTTCGCCGTCTTGAGAAAGATGCCCCCGGCATCTCCGCCGCGTCCGGCGATGTCGTTCCCAAGAAACTCGCCGTGCAGATCATAGTGGGCTACTCCGCCGCCATCGCCGCCGCCGTGGCAAATCTCCCCGACCGCCTCATCTCCATGCTCCCATCCCTCGGCGACGACATCGCCGAAAAAATCCGCGCCGAGGCCGACGAGATCCGCCGCGCCGCAAAAGACATCCGCCTCGATGCCCTCGCTGTTTGACGAACTGCAGGAGCAACTCGACCGCATCTGGGCCCCTGGCACCCGGCCCACCGCCCTCGAGTGGGCGCAGGAAAATGTCACCCTCGACAAACGCTTCTCCCCTCGCCCCGGCCGCTACGACGCCGACTACACTCCCTACCTTCGCCAGCTCCACCTCTGGTTCTCCGATCCGAAAATCCGCCAGCTCACCTTTGTAAAAAGCGCCCAAGTCGGCGGCACCACCTGGCTCGCGAACTGCCTCATGTGGGCCATCTCCGAGGACCCCGGCCCCATCCTCTATGTGACCAGCACGAACGAAAACGCCAAGTCCTGGTCCGAGCGCGAGCTCCACCCCCGCCTCCGCGCCTGCCGCGCCCTCCGCCCACTCCTCCCCGACAACGACGACGACTTCCGCAAGACCGAGATGCACTTCTCCACCTGCACGCTCAAGCTCGTCGGCGCCTGCTCCGAGGGCAACCTCGCCTCCCGCCCCATCCGCTACCTCTTCGCCGACGAGGTCGACAAGTGGCCCGATGACTCCTCCCTCGAAGCCCCCGCCCTCGAGCTCGCCATGGCCCGCTTGAATTTCTACCGGAAAATCTCGAAGGCCTGCCTCGCATCCACCCCCACCGTCGAGGCCGGAGCCATCTGGCAGAATTTCCTCGCCGGATCCCAGCACCGCTTCCACATCCCCTGCCCTGCGTGCGGCCACGCCCAGCCCCTCCGCTTCGAGCAACTCCGCTGGCCCGAGCACTACCGCGACCTCGCCGGAGGCTGGGACCTCGCCGGAGTCGAGCGCGACACCGCCTACCACTGCGAGTCCTGCGAAGCCGCATGGCCACAAGCCCTCCAGTCCGACCTCATCCGCCGAGGCCAGTGGATCGCCGGAAATCCCAAGGCCCCCGCCGACCACATCTCCGCCCACATCTCCGCCCTCTACTCCCCGCAAATCTCCTGGGGCGACCTCGCCCGCATGTTCCTCCAAAAAAAAGAATCCCCCGGCGGACTCCACGATTTTTACAACAACTTCCTCGGCCTCCCCTGGGAAAACCGCGCCGCCCAGGTCAAGGAAGACGCCATCCTCGCCCTCCGCGATCCCGCCTACCGCATCGCCCAGCTCCCCGCCGAGATCGAGCCCGTCGTCCTTACCCTCTGCGCCGACCCCGGCGAACGCTCTACCCACTGGACCGTCGAGGCCCGCATCCAGACCGGAGAGAGCTGGGTCATCGATTACGGCACCGTCCTCGCCATCGAGGATCTCGTCAGCCCCGAGTTCCTCGCCGCCCGCACCTATTTCCTCGGCGAAAAAAAATTCACCCCCCGCTTCGGCCTCATCGATTCCGGTTGGTCCGCCGAGCGCGTCTATTCCGTCTGCGCCCGCAGCGGCGGACTCTATCAACCCTCCAAAGGCTCCACCGCCAGCTTCGGCACATGGTCCCAGTCCGCCGTCAATGGCTACCCCAGCCTCCGCCTCGTCACTTATGTAGACCACACCGCGAAGCTCGAACTCTACCTCGAGCGCATAAATAAAAAAATGCCCCCCCTCCTCCACCTCCCCGCCGACGCCGGTCAGGACTTCATTCGCGGCCACTCCGGCCAGCAACTCCTGCAAAACAAACACTCCCGCCTCGCCCCCTTCTACTGGAAAAAAATCGCCGAAGATCACTACGGCGACTGCACCAAACTCCACGGCGTCGCCTGGTGGGTCTTGAAATAAAAAAATGAAAAAGCCCGGCGACAAACGCGGCGGCCTCCAAGGCGACCTCCGCCGCCCCCGCTCTTTCCACACTCGAGAAACGAGCGGCATCAAATCCTACTGCGACCAGTGGATGGAAAACCTCTCCGCCGAAGTCTCCCGCGCCTGCGCTCTTTTCTGGACACTCACCCCCGAGCGCCGAGCCAAAGAAGCCAAGCGCCGCGCCGCCCGCTTCATCGACCGCCCCGCCTAATCCTTTGACACCCCCCCTCCTCGCGTGACGCCATCGCACATCGCCCGCTCCGGCTACAAAGCCTACCTCAAAGCCCTCGGCAAAACCAAAGCCGAGCTTCTCGCCATGGCCGCCGAGATCGAGAGCGGCATCGAGGAGACCATCATCACCTCCCTCGGCAGCGAAGGGGCGAGCAGCTCCGCCCAGCTCAGCGCCCTCTCCAAGACCGACCGCCTCGCCGTCATCATGGAAGTCTACCAGGAAGGCAACTCCCCCCGCCAACTCGCCTCCGTCCTCGACCGCTCCCTCTACTCCTCGCCGGTTTAATTCCCTCCTCCGTGCTCTCCGTGTCCTCCGTGGTTAAATCTTCCCCCCGTTTGACACCCCACCTCGGGCGTGCCCGAAATCAAAAATAATTCAAAAAAATCAAACCGAGGCGGAGCCCGCCCCGGCGCAGGCCGCCCCGCCAAAACCTCCCCCCGCGCCGCCGCCTTCGAGGCCGCCGAGCATTCAAAAGATCGCGGCCTCATTCTTTTGAATACCGTCGAGCCCAAGCGCGAGACCCCACCCCACACCCGCACCGCTCTCCTCAAAAAAGCCCGCTGGCTTTACAATAACCTCGGCGTCGCCTCCTACCTCATCGAGCATTTGGCGCAGCGCGCCGTCGGCACCGGCATCAAGCCCAAGCCACTCACGGCAAATCCCGAGTGGAACCGCCTCGCCGAGCAAGCCTTTCAAGACCGCGCCTGCGCCGAAGCGTGGGCCTTCGACTCCTCCGCCCAGGTGAATTTCTACGGCGCGCAGTCCCTCATCATCCGCCAGGTCGCGGTGGATGGCGACTTCTTCGCCCAATTCCTCACCACCGAATCCGGAGCCGCCCGCGTGCGCTTCATCGGCGGCGAGGCCATCGGCTCCACCGCCGACTCCAGCCAATACGCTTTCGACGGCGTCCTCCTCGATCCCTTCGGCGCGCCGCGCTCCTATCGAGTGGTCACCGACCGCTCGGCCGGAAAATACACCGATGTGCCCGCCAGCGACATGCTCCACTTCCGGCACATCCGCCGCCACGGCTACCCGCGCGGCATCTCCTGGCTGCACAACGCCATCATCAACTGCCACGACCTACTCGAGTATTTGGCCTACGAAAAAGGCAGCGCCAAAGCCGGAGCCCAGATCGCCTTCGCCATCACCTCCTCCGAAGCCATCCGCCTCGGCGGCGGCCTCAGCACTGGCTCCACCGCCGATACCCCCGCCCAAGACCTCTCCATTGAGACGCTCCACAACGGCACCCTCATCCCCAAACTCAAGCCAGGCGAGTCCATCCAATCCTTCAAAAACGAACACCCCGGCACCGCCTTCGAGCCATTCATCAAAACCATCATGGGCGAGATCGCCCGAGGCATCGGCCTCCCGCCCGCCGCCATCATGCTTGATACCGGCAGCGCAGGCACCGAGTTCCGTGGCGTCCTCGAGGTCGCGCAGAATTTCTTGGAGCGCCTCCAGCAAATGCTCGTCGATCAATTTTGTAGGCCGTTTTGGAAATACTGGGTCTGGCACGAGATCCAGTCCGGTCGCCTCCCCTACCCTGGCGAAGATTGGTGGCGCTGCTCCTTCCGCGCTCCGAAAAAAATCACGGTCGATAATGGGAGAGATGGCAGGTTGTATGCCCAGCTCCTCGATAGCGGCTACATGTCCTGGGAGTATTACTGCGACATCCACGGCGTGGATGCCAATGAGACCGAGGATGCCATCATCACCGGCTACCTCCGCCGCCAGGATAAATGCGCCGCCCTCGGTCTGAACCCCGCCGAAGTCTTCCCCAGCCACACAAGCGTCATGGGGGGCGCAGGATCATCCGAAAACGGATCCGCAGTCTCTCAACCCGATATGCAAATCAAAGAAAAGCTCGATGCCATTGGCTCAGCGGTTCGCGCAGGCGTCATCACCCCATCCCGCGAGGTCGAAGAATCCATCCGCGCTTCCTTGGCGCTCCCATCGATGGGCGATGCTGTTCTCTCCGAGTGGCAGGAAAATCCGATCCGGTCGCCGATCACCCTCACCAACGAGCTCGCGGCTCCAGACACCACCCTGGCCTTGAATGAAAGCGATCCTTCATCCAACTCCTGACTACATCGCCTTCCTCAACGCCATCCGCGCGAAGCACCGGCGCCCCCTCCTGCCCGTCCCCCCGCAGGCCGCGCCGCCACCACCAAAACCTCCCCACCATTCCCAACTCTGGCTCGGCTCCGCTTTGACAACCCCCCGACCCTCGAAATGAAAAACTGGTATGCCCTATCTGCAAAAGCCGCCCAGCTCGAAACCGAAGTCACCATTTTCGACGAGATCGGCGGTTTTGGCGTCAGCGCCGACCAGTTCATCGCCGACCTCCAAAAAATCCCCGCCGATCACAAGATCCTCCTCCGCATCCACAGCCCCGGCGGAGAAGTCTTCGACGGCAACGCCATCGCCACTGCGCTAAGCCGTCGCGGCAATGTCGAGGTCCAGATCGAGGGCATCGCTGCTTCGATGGCCACCCTCATCAGCCTCTCCGGCCGCCCGGTCAAGATGGCCGAGAATGGATTCTACATGATCCACAATCCCTGGGGAGCCGCCATGGGCGATGCCGAGGAACTCCGCAAACAAGCCGAACTCCTCGACCGCATCCGTGGCAATATGGTCAACGCCTACTCCGCCAAGACCGGCCAATCCCCCGAGCAAATCGGCGAGTGGATGGATGCCGAGACCTGGTTCACCGCCGAGCAGGCCCTCCAGGCCGGATTCGTCGATGAGGTCACCGACCGCCTCGACCTAGCCGCCAGCGCCACCCGCTTCTCCCGCCTCGCGAAATTCCGCCACGCCCCAGCTTCCCTTTTGACACCCACACCCGAGCGTATGACCGAAAACGAAAACCCAGAAGCTCCCCTCGAGGAGATCGCCGCTGCCACCGTCGTCAGCGAATCCGCCCCCGTCGAGCAACCCGCCGAGGAGCCTGCCACCGAACTCCTCGCCGAAGAAACCCCCGAGGAAATCCTCGAGCCAGCTCCCGAGCAACCCGCCGCGCCCGTCGCCAAGATCGCCGCCGCCGACTCCATCCTGGCTAAATACAACGCCGTCCTCGCCGAGCGCGAATCCCTCCGCACCGAGCTCTCCGCTTTTCAATCCAAAGTCTCGGCCATCAAGTCCGAGCTCGATGCCGAGCGCGAAGCCCTCGCCCGCCTCGAGCGCAGCCTCGGCCTCCACGCCGCGCAAGTCGTCCCCATTATCCAGCCGCACAGCGACGCCTCGAGCGACCCCGTCGCCGAATACCTCGCGGCCGTGGAAGCCGGTGACCGCAAAGCCGCTTCCGCCCTCTTCGAAAAACACAAAGCCGCCATCTGGCAGCACCGCCAAAAAATTTCCAAAGCGTAAGCAGCGGAGAACCCGAAACCAACCCAAACAACCACTACCAAAATGCCCAATACATTCGATAGTTCACTGGTTGCGGATTCAATCTCCGCACAGACCAAAACCGTCCTCGCTAACCGCCTCGCGGCTCTCAACATCTTCGCCTCGGATTTCTCGAGCGATGTGAAAAAGCCCAAGGACACCGTCCAGGTCCCGCTCGTCACAGCGGCAGCCTCCACGCTCACCAACCCGACAAACTTCGAACCCGGCGGCGGCAACACCGTGGGCAAGATCACCGTCACTCTCGACCACCTCTTCCAGCCCTTCGCCATCACGGCCGCTGAGTTGGCATCCGGCCATCGCCTCGATCGCCTGATCGTCTCCAACATCAACGCCCTCGCCGACAAGATCTGGGCCGTGGCTACCACCCCGATCACCGTCGCCAACTTCGGCGCAGCATCGGTCACCACAGCCGACCTCACCGGCAGCAACTACTCGAACCTCAAGGCACTCTGGGCCGCCGTGTCCAAGAGCGACCGCAAAGGTCTCGTGTTGAGCCCAGCCCTCTACAGCCAACTCCTGCCCACCAGCACCCAGAGCCTCCCGCTCTCCGCTGGCGCCTACGGATTCGATGCCGGTGTCTTCTACGCCAGCAGCTTCTCCGGTGAAGCAGGCATGGCAGGCTTCGCTTGCTCGCCCGACGCGATCGCCATGGCGGCCGCCGCTCCTGCGATCGACGACGCCGTGCGCAACCAATTCGCGATCTCCGAAGTGGTCACGCTCGAAGGCCTCGGCATCTCGGTCCAATACAATGTCTGGGGCTCCACCGCAAACCGCCAGGTCAACGCCTCGCTCGAACTCATGTTCGGTGCAGCGAAAGGCGTGACCGGTGGCACGATGGCCATCATCGACATCGCTTAATTCCGACACCCGACAACACCAGCCCGCAAACGCCTCGCCGGTTCTCACTCCGGCGGGGCGTTCTGCTTTTTGACACGGCGCGAGAAGCGTGTCGCCTGAGCAAAAATCACGCCTCGAAACCCTCGCCGCCTCCGCGCGCAATTCGCTCCTCGGCATTCCGGTAAAATTCCGCGCGCAGGACCTCCGCGCCTGCATCTCGCCCGTCGCCGTTTCCTTTGATCTCGAGAGCGGCGGCCTCCGCCAGGGCGGCGAATTCACCGTCCGCTTTCAAGCCTCGGACCTCGAAAGCGCCCCACGCCGTGGCGAGAGCATCCACTTCCACGGCCGGTCCTACCTCATCCAGCAAGTCGGCGAATCGCTCAACAACCCCGCCGAACACACCTGCACCGTCAGCCCTGCCGGAGGTGGTCAATGAACCTCGAAGTCGAGACCTCCCTCGCCGCCTGGCTCCGCAGCCAGCCCGCCTTTGACGGCATACCCGTCCACACCGGCCAGAGCAGCGACCCGATCCCGAACGACCAGCCCGTCCTGATCGTCGGCGTCGAGAGCACCGAGGCCATCGTTCGCGGCCTCTACAAAGTCACCGCCTCCATCGTTCTCGCCACTCCGAGCGTCGTCGAGGCCGCGCTCGAGACCCACGCCGCCCTCGCCGCCTCGCTCAAAACCTCCCTCCTCGCCGCCGACCAACTCGCCGCCTCCTTCGCCGCGCCACTCACCCTCGCCGGTGCCGACCTCCGCACATGGTCCGAGAGCCAGCAAGACGGCCGCTGGATCACCACCGCCGCTCTCACCCTCGGCCTCGTCGAGTCCGCGATTTGACACCCGATCCCTCTCCGTAACCCACAACCAACC